GAAAGTGACGGCACACATCATAATGCACTTGATGATGCAATGAGCCAAACTAAAACATTATTGAAAATTTTGAGGACATGATGTCATATCCATTTACAAAAACTATCAAAAATTTTACACAAATTCGTCCTATCCCTGCTATTGATGGCTTGATTATTGAAGCTAAGGATATGCGAGGTAAACCAGAATCAATAAATGTGCTTGACTTAAATGGTACAGATCTATATAATTTGTTTAGTGAGGTTTACGACTTGGGTAAACGTGATGCACAAGATGCAATTAAACGGAGTCTTGGATTATGAATATTTTTTACTTGGATGAAGATCCTAAAGTATGCGCCCAATTACATTGTGACAAACATGTGGTCAAGATGATTATTGAGTATGCACAATTGATGTCTACAGCACATCGTGTTCTTGATGGTGAAATGTATGTGGACAGAACTGCTAATGGTCGGCGCATTAAACGTTGGCGTCTAAGTAATACTGAGGACGAGAAACTAATTTACAAAGCCTCACATATTAATCATCCTTCAGGTATTTGGACACGAACATCTAAGGAAAACTACAAATGGTTGTTTGAACTTTGGTGTCAACTATGCCTTGAATATACACATCGTTATCGTAAACGTCATCTTACTGATGAAAAACTTTTTCATATTATTGCAAAACTTCCTAAGAACTTGCCTGATGGTCCGTTGACAAAAATGGCACAAGCTATGCCTGAGGATGTAAAGACTGATAATTCTATTGTTGCATATCAAGACTACTACAAAAAATACAAGAGTCAAATTGCACGTTGGACTGACAGACCTATTCCGGAGTTTATGCAATGCACAGCCTAGAATATGTAGTTTCAGGCACAAGTTATATGCGAATGAGTAACCCTCAGGTATCTCAAGTCCCTGAGCGTGTGGATATGGTTCGTGACTTGTTTGGAAAAATGGTTCATGGACATAAGAGTCATACATTTTCTGCACTTTACAATGCCTATCAGGAATCTAGTTTTGGTAAACGATTCCAACCTTACGCAGGTAGTATCAAGAATATTCATGCTGACTCTGGAGGCTTGCAAATTGTTACTCTCGGTAAAACAATTACTGAAGAACTGAAGGAAAAGATTTATGAGAATCAGGCAAAGTCTGCTGATGTCGGTATGTGTTTTGACGAGATTCCTGTAAAACTTACATCAGGAAAATCTGATAGGAATGATGTAGGTGCAAGGATTTTTGATATTGATAACTATGAAGAAATGGCTAAGAAGACTGGTCAAAATGTAAAACGACAATTAGAAATTTTTGAGGACCATGATAGCAAGTGTGCGCCATTTGCAATTTTGCAAGGAAACTGTTATGACACTTATATGACCTGGGCTGACAGATTGTATTCTGAGGTTCCTGTGACTGACCGCGAACGCATTGGTGGGGTTGCAATGGGAGCCGCGGCACTAGGCACTGGTCCACTTGAAGATGTAAAACGTGCCTTTATTGCTAGTCAGATTCCTTGGCGCAACAAACAAAACAAATTACATTTGCATATTCTAGGTGTTGGTTCTGTTCGCAGACTTTTGCCTTATCTTATCTTTTGTCAGAATGGGTTGTATGACCACATTGAAATCTCATATGATAGCACAACACATAGTCGTGCGGCTGAAACAGGCTTATATTTTATGAATGAGGCAACAATAAAATATGACAGAAACTTTGATGATAGATATAGAATTTTTTATGAGGATATTTCAAAAACTGTTGATATCGGCTCAACACTTGAAGACTTTTATAAAGTTTTGAATATGGGTTCGCAAGCATGGAAAGATGAAGGCGGCACATTTGATGAATGGCTGAGAGTTAGATATACATTTGTTTTGTCAAGCATTCGTAATTTTATGTCCCGTGTAGAACAAATGCTACACAGTGAAGAAGAAATTTTGCGCTTTACGGGCAAGATGAAACTTGAACATCAATACAGAAACTTGTATAGTGTAAAGACAGTTGAGGATTTTATGCGCTGGCAGGATGACCAGTATCTTGGAGGTAGTATGAAATCGGCGGCTGTAAGAAGTTCCGAACCACCATCACTTGAAGGATTGTTTGCATGAGAAAGTCTTATATTAAAGTTTCCTTTCAGAAGGAAGGCATACACAAATATCCTGGCGCAAAGGATTTGCCTGGTGTAGAGTTTTTACAATATCCACATAGACACATTTTTCATTTTTATGTTACACTAGGCGTATTCCATGATGATAGAGATGTGGAGTTTATTTTATTTAAACGTGAACTCGAAAGTCTTTATGATGAAAAAACATTACAACTAGATTATAAATCTTGTGAAATGATTTGTGAAGATCTTATGGACTATATTGAAAAGGAATATCCTGACAGGGGTGTTCAAGTTGAAGTTTATGAAGATGATGAAAATGGTGGTATTGTAAAAAATGATTTATTTGATTGATTTAGAATATGTGGAAACACGTTATACAGCACAATGGAAAACAGAATTTCCTGCACTGTTAAGTGATAACAATCTCGATGTTACTATTATTGAAGGTCCAGCAGACATTGCGGCTTGCACGACACCAGGTGCATTTCTAAACTTCTCAGGCACAAACATTTACAAAGCAGAACAAGTAAAAAAGATTGCTGAATTGTTTACTGACAATAAGATAAAAGAGGGTGACCACTTTGTTTTTGCAGATGCTTGGCATCCAGGTATTATCAATCTTAAATATATGTCAGAACTATTGGGCGTAAAGGTTATTACACATGGCATGTGGCATGCCGGTAGTTATGACCCACAGGACTTCTTAGGTAGACTAATTGGTGATGTTGATTGGGTTCGTAATGCTGAAAGAAGTTTTTATCATTGTTTTAATTACAACTGGTTTGCGTCAGACTTTCATGTAGAAATGTTTAAGCAAGCATTCGGTTCTAAGGCAAAGTCATTCAGAACAGGTTGGCCAATGGAGTATCTCAAACATGAAATTGAACGTGATACATTAGGCACAAAGAAACAAAATAAAATTTTGTTCCCGCATAGGATTGCACCTGAGAAACAACCAGATATTTTTGAGGACTTGGCACAAGAACTTCCTGAGTATGAGTTTATTTTTTGCCAGCAGATGGATTTGAAAAAACAAGACTATCATAAGTTGTTGGGTGAATCTAAAATGGTATTTTCAGCAAACTTACAAGAGACACTTGGCATAGGATGTTATGAGGCATTGTGTGCAGGTGCTATTCCAATGGTTCCAGATAGATTATCATACAAAGAAATGTATCACGATGAATTTAAATATGATAGTAAATGGACACGGAACATGAATGGTTATACAAAATATAAGAATGAATTAATTAGCCGTATTCGTAATTTAATGGATGATTTTCACACAAATCATATGACTTCGACTATACATAATAACAGAAAGTTTCTTGAAAAGGAATACTTCTCGGCTAAAGGATTGATTGATGTATTACAGCACTAAAACATATGGGCATGATCGTGGACTTTCATGTGCATTTAGACAGCCATTGGCTACACATTCTCACTGTAGTTTGATTCATGGATATTCACTTGCATTTAGTTTTAAGTTTGCCGCCCGAACTCTAGATGATAAGAATTGGGTTGTAGACTTTGGCGGGCTGAAGCAACTAAAGGAATGGTTGGAAAAACAATTTGACCACACACTTGCAGTTGATAAAGACGATCCAAAGATTAAAGAACTTATGGAGTTGCAAGATAAAGGTCTTGCGGATGTTCGTATTATGAATGGTGTCGGGTGTGAAATGTTTGCTGAACAAGCTTTTTATTTTGCAGATGATTTAATTAACAAAATGACTGATGGTAGATGTCGTTGTGTATCTGCTGAGTGTCGAGAGCATGGCGCAAACTCAGGCATTTATGAGATGGAGATTCTAGAAATATGACTGATGAAGAATTTATAGATCAACTGGAAGAATACTTTAAAAGTCACGCCAGACAATTTAGCGCAGGAAATAATTGGGTGCTTGGTCCAACTAATGGAACAGCCAGATATATTGCCAAATGGGTTACTGATTTCCTAAAAGAAAAGAATATTAAATACTAATGAAGATTGCACTTATTACTGACACACACTTTGGTGCTAGGTCGGATTCGTTACCCTTCGACTCCTTCTTTGAAAAGTTTTATGATAATTGTTTTTTCCCTGAACTGGAAAAACGACAAATTAAAACTGTTATTCACCTTGGTGATATTTTTGACCGCCGTAAGTATATCAACTTTCATACATTGAAAAAATGTAAAAGATATTTCTTTGATGCTACTGAAAAGTTGGATATTGATATGCACATGATTCCAGGCAATCATGATACATATTACAAGAATACAAACGAGGTAAATTCACCTGAGCTGTTGCTAACAGACTATGATAATATTACAGTGTATCCCGAGGTAACTGAACTGACTTTTGGTAATGCACTAAAGCCTAAAAAGATTCTTTTCACGCCTTGGATTTGTTCTGACAATTATCAACAAACAATGGATGCTATAAATGAGACAGATGCTACAGTATGTTTTGGACACTATGAACTTGCTGGTTTTCAAATGTATAAAGGTCATGCAAATGACCATGGTATGGACCCTAGTATCTTTCAGAAGTTTGATCTCGTTTGTTCTGGTCACTTCCATCATAGGAGTAGCCGCGGCAACATTACTTATCTTGGCAACCCTTACGAAATTACTTGGAGCGATTTTGATGACCCTAGAGGATTTCATATCTATGATACAGAAACAGATGAATTGGAATTCATCCAAAACCCATTTAACATCTTTCACAAATTCCATTATGATGACACATCAGACTCTTTTAGAGCAATTGTCAATTCTGATATTTTTAATAATCTTTCGGGATGTTGTGTGAAGGTAGTTGTTGTTAACAAAACGGACTTCTCACTATTTGACAAATTTGTTGATAAGTTGTATAGTTCTAATCTTAATGAGCTAAAAATTATCGAGGACTTTTCTGAATTTGAAGATGAGGCTATCGGTGATGACAATATAAATCTAGAGGACACGATGACATTGTTGAATGAATATGTTGACAATGTTACAACAGATCTAGATACAAATAGATTAAAGGGTGTGCTACAAACACTATATGTTGAAGCACAAAATATTGAATGATTCACTTTGAAAAATTACGTTGGAAAAATTTTCTTTCCACGGGTAATGCTTTCACTGAAATAGAATTTACAAGGTCGCCAAGCACACTTGTTATAGGTGAAAATGGTGCGGGTAAGTCTACATTTCTTGATGCACTTTGCTTTGCACTGTTTAACAAGCCTTTCAGAAACATTAATAAGCCGCAACTTGTAAACTCTATTAATGGTAAAGATTTGCTTGTTGAGATTGATTTTAAGATAGGTCGTAAAAATTATATGATACGGCGGGGTATCAAACCTACAGTCTTTGAAATTTATTGTAACGATGAATTAGTTGATCAGGATGCGGCTCTGCGTGACACACAAAAGTATCTTGAAGA